GGGATTTTATCTGAGCCATATCTGGAAGAGGAGCAGGTCCTTTCTCTATGGCATCATCACCTAATTCTTTTTCTAATCCTGCTAATGTTGGTTGTTCACTTAGCGAATTAAATGTTGTTCCCGGCTCTAATGTTTTCCCATCTCCTTCAAAACCAATTGGAGACATTTCCGGTTGAGGGGAATTACCGGGTTGATAATCTAAATTACCTTCAATAGACGGGGTTGACTGTTGAAGATTGTCTCCCATTTGCTCTTTGAGAGGATTGAGGTGTGCATATTCAGCTACACCTTCTGGTACTTTGGTTTCTTCAACAGAGATGGGAAACTTGTTTGCAGAAAATAGTACATCAACTAATTGTCCATAAGCTGCAAGAACTTTTGTTTTCGTTACCTTAACAAATACTCTTGATTTTTCATGCTCTCTGAAATGAACATTCTTGTAGTATTTTCCACGATAATTATGAAATGCTTCTAACCATCGCTCTTCATCACTACGTCTAGCTCGTTCGGCATCATCGAACTTGTTGTAAACAAAACCTGCTAGTCTTGTTTTTTCAACTTCTTGTTCGACTTGCTCATCTGAGTTTGTATCTGGGTTGTCTGTGTATTCTGCCATATTTTCCTTATTTCTTTATTATACACCTACTTATTAACTTTGTCAAGTAAATTCTTTTGTAAATAGGGTAATAACCATTTATTGTCTCTCATCACTTGTATGAGATAATTTGTAAAACTATTTATTAATCTTTCTTCTTTTGAATCTCCTTGTAAAACGCCACCTTCTCCGCTTTCACCCGAGATATATGCTATTGCATGAAGAAGCTCATGGATAACAGTATTGACTTCATCGAGCTTTGTTAAATCTTCTTGAATGTGTATTGCATTATCTCTTTGTAAATAAACACCATAACAATCTGTTAGACTATCTTTTTTAAAGTCCGGCTTTGATACATTGATTGTTATATCTTGATATCCAACTTTAAGAATCTTTTTATCTATCATTTATCTTTTTTACCGCCATAAACATACTCATTCTTTGATTGTCTAAAGTTATTAGACTTACTTGTATCTACTTCTGTTTCTGGTTGTTTACACCATTCTCTGAATTGGTCTTCTGGACCTCCCATATCATTTAATCTAAATATCTTTGGAGCAACAAATACTTGTTCAATGTTCCGTTTTTTTCTGTACTTTAGCATATCATCATATGACATGACACTATCGTATACTTCGTTAGTCTTTTTATTTCTAAATCTATATGTGGGCATTAATATCCAAATGTTGGGTCAGATGGTGTAAATCTTTTTATATCTTGCATTTCTCTATATGCCGATGGTTTCTGCGGTCTTGACATTATTAAATAACGTAAAGCATCATAAGCATGGTCAGAGGATTTAGTATCTACATCTTCTGTTCGGTTAGGGTCAATAGGTATACTTTGTAATTCTCTAATCATATTAACACAAGTAGAGAATATTTGTAGCTTTGGTCTTCCTGTTTGTTTATCTTGTTTAAGGTATTCGTGTACTTGTATCTTACCTTGTATCCTATTCTTATCTGCCGGTCTTAGCTTATGACCTGCTCGGACCAAAGTCTCGCCCACAGTTGGTCCTCCTACGCCAGTTCTATTCCAAGCAGCACTATCAAGAACTCCTTGAATACTCCGATGCTCATCTCGTTCATATTCAAAAAGCATATCGGCTAAGTCTTCGCCTGTTAAACCTTTCTTGTAAAGCTCTCGGTAAATAATTAATGTATCATCATCTGGGTCTATCGTTGCCCATACACACGCAGATTCTGAAGCATATCCATAATCCAATCCTTTATACCGCATCCAATGTGTTGGTATCTTAAATGGTGGTATCACATGGATTTCTGGATTAAACTCTACAAATGCTGCACCTTCGGCAACATCCCAGTTTCCATCTAGTAATTGTTTTCTTTGTATTGGAGGTAATGACTCCAACATCTTTTCATATCTACCATCACTTGATAGGTATGGGTTATCATCTAATCTTGCAGGAATAAACTTTCTTGATATTCCATCTGGTCCATTAAATGAGGTATTAGGCGGAGCAAGGTCAAGATATCTTTTTCTTACCCAATGTCCTCCGACTCCCCCGGGGTTTGCAGTACACCGAATATAAGTTCTTATTTCTGGGTCTGTTGTTCTTAATCGTGATTGCAGATACTGAAGAGGAAATTCGGTAGGATACTGTGTTAATTCATCAATACCAATCCAACTGTATGCTTGACCTTGATATCGATATACATCGGCATCTCTGTCAAGATATCCAAACTCCAATGTTGCCCCCGAAGGAAACTTCCATAGCTTTTCTACTTCTCGGAACTTAGCTCCGGGAAAAGCTTTTGTGTATAGTTCTCTTGATTTGTCTATTAACTCTCGTAACTCCGGCATACTTCTTCTTAGAAGTAATGCTCTATGGGATGGTCTATGCATAAACCTAAGTGGGTCTACAAGCATAGCATACGATTTACCCCCTCCTGCCGCACCTCCATACAAAACATCTTGTTCTGATGATGCTAGGAAATCTGTCTGTGGTCCTTCATTTGGTTGAAAAACAATGGACTCTTTATTTTCTTCTATAAAGTCTCTAACTTTCTTTGGAGCTTTACTTAGCTCTTCTTCTGTTATGACTGTATTCTTTGTTGTTGACTGTTGTTTCTTTGGGTCAACAGCTAACTCAACTTTACCTAGAACATTCTTTTTCCCTTTTAGGGTCGCTCTAGCTTTTGTTAGTTTCTTTTCAAGCTTTGATAATTCTTTTTCTTTATCTCGTATTTCTTTTCGAGCTTGTAACTTTGCTTTGGTTTCTGCCGATAGATGTCTAGGGGCTTTTGAACCTTTAGGTCTTCCTGCCATCCTATCCTCTTTTATCTAATAAACCTTTTTTTCGTTCCTTGTCTACAATTTTCTTTAATCCTACTGCTGATATTTTACGCCCTGTTGAGTAGGTTAGTTGTTCTGCCGCTCCTCTTAGCGACAGAGAACCATTAATTATGTGTTCCTTTGTTTCCTTTAGAGCTTCTAACTGTTCGTTAATGGGTTCTAGGAAACCTTCCACATTTGATTCTCTGTAGCCAAAAGGAATCGTTGATGTTGTTCTACGCTTTAATGTCACTCTTTAATCCTTCTATTGGAAAGCTTTCAAACTCTACACAGTATGTGTCTAGTTGTACTGATAACTGATACTCCAATGGTTTTGACTTATAGACTTCCATTAAATCGTTTTCGGCTCTTGTACATTCAAATTCTGATGCATATAAAAAACCATTATACTTTACTGATGGTGCATTTGGAAATGATGTTAGCACTAACATAAACCATACTTTAATCATCTTCGCTATATTCTCCTTCTATAACAACCTCTTTTTTATTGGGCAGTAGAAAGATACCTCCAGAAACATTATGATTTACATTGATGTTTTCCTTTTTAGCAACACCTACTCTATCTAATAAGGTCTGTGCCGCTTGTAATTTAGCGTTTACTTGTGGTATTGGGTCGTCACTCTCTAAAACCTGTACGAGTTTTTGTGCCGCTCTAGGTGCAGAGTGTGCTAAGATTGTATTTGCACAATCAACTATCTCTTCTCGTAAACTTTTAACAACCGCATAATAGCTTGTATCTTCATACCCGGCTATTTTCAATGCGGCTTTAATATCTCCATTAGCTTCTGTGCTTAACACATCAAGAAACTTCTGTTGTTTGTCTGTTAACTTGCGGTGTTTACCAGAATCTGTTCTTTGTAAAAAACTCATATCCACTATTATACACTCTGGTTAACATTTTGTCAAGTATTTTTTTATCTTGACAAATCTGAAATAGGGTGTATAATTATATATAAGTCCCTCCGGGGGTTTAACGCCTATAATCTATGTAATTATATATAGTTCTAACAGGACCGACTCGTGCCTGTATCGCAGCCCCAAACTAGTTAACACTCTAATCTGCTCATTTTGTATGACATTGCTATATATGCGGTGGGTGGGTGGTATGGCACCTGCCTAGCCCTATGACAACTTGTCACACCTCTACAGAAAAAACACCAAGCCCCATTATATATTATTTGTCAAGTCAAGTTATAACATAATTCTTTTAACTTGTCAAGCATAAAAATAAAAAAAAATAATATTATCTAGTTAACAAAATATTACACAATGTTACAAGCTTATATATTAATATATTTACTACTATTAAAAATCAAATAATCTAATTAATTCCTACACTTTTTTAATTTATACATATTTTTTTAAAATAACCTGTTGACATTATATTTTCATTATGATATATGGTTTTTATTAACATTAAAAAAATGGAGTTATTATGAATATTACTAAAACTAGTCAAACCGCTTTAAGAAGTTTTGAGACTGATGTAGAATTAAGGTCGTTTGTTATTCGCTTTCAAAATGTAGCTAAAAAATTAGGTAAAATTCCTTATTTCGTAGTTTCAAGCGATTGTAAGACCCTCAACTATTATTTAGTGTCTATTTCTTATTAATCGGTAATTTATACCTTCTAAAAGCCCCGCCCTAAAAAGCGGGGTTTTTTTACGTCTAAAATAAATTAAGGCAAGAATAAGGCACTATCACATAAATTCTATTTTGTCAAGTAAAAAATATTATATCATAAAAATTTTAATTTGTCAATGACATAATTTTGACATAATTATATGATAAGCGAAATAAAAAGAGAACAAAACAAGAACAAATAAATCTTAATTTTTTCATAATTATGCCTTGATTATGACACAATTATATATTATTATAAAAACCATGAAAACAAAAAGATTAGATAAAAAGAAAAGATTAGAATTAAAGAAAAAGCTTATTTCTAATTATTACGATAATAACTATTACTCTATATCTAGTATTTATAATAATATAAATATGAGTTATAGGGGCGGTAGAAGTAAAAAATGCAGATACGCAGGATTTACAAATTAATTTTAAAAAAAAGTATTGACACACTTTTTCAAGTGTGTTATAAAAGAAGGCAAGAAAAAAAGAGGTAAGAAAAAAAAGATAAAAAAAATAAAAAAAGTTGTTGACATAAAAAAATAGTATGTTATAACTGTAAAAATATAAAGTTAGATTTATAAATTCGAATAAAGTCGTTAATCTAACTGAACCAAATAGAAGGGTTTATATAATGAAATATTTAGAGTTTACAAAGTCTAAAAAGCTTTTAAACATTGACAACAACGCCAAGACTGTAAAGGGGCAAAAATATGGCTACATGACAGCTATATTATATCTTGCCCCAAGTACACAAAGCGGTTTCAATGTGTGTTCCATGGCAAGTGAGGGCTGCAAAAGTGCCTGTTTATACACAGCAGGTCATGGTGCTTTCAACAATGTACAGCAAGGGCGTATCAACAAAACAAGGTGGTATGTGCAAGAGCGTGACACATTTTTGGCACAGTTACGAAAAGAGATAAAAGCTTTCATTGTCAAGGCAAGAAAAAAGGGGTCAATACCATGTGTGCGACTAAATGGCACATCAGATATACCATGGGAAACTACAGGAATTATTGACGAGTTTCCCGACATACAATTTTACGACTACACAAAAATTTACAAGAGGGCGGTAAAATATGCTAATGGTCAAATGCCTAGCAATTATCACTTGACATATAGTCTAAATGAGGATAATATACAACAAGCTTTTGACATACTCAACAAGGGCGGTAATATATCCGCAGTATTTAGACATGGACTACCCGAGCAATACAAAGGTTATACTGTTATCAATGCGGATGACAGCGATTTAAGATTTCAAGACCCACATAATATTATATGTGGATTGAAAGCCAAGGGCAAAGCTATCAAAGACTATAGCGGATTTGTCCTTGAAAGTAACTAACATAATACAAGGAGAAAATTTTTATGTTAAATTATATCAATGCGTACTGGACTATTATTAAATTTGGTGTTATAGGTTTACGACCTACACGAAAAAGAAAAAACCAAGAGAAGTATTTGGGTTATTCTGTAACCACCACAACAGGCGGTAGAAGTAGAGAAGGATTTACAAAAGTTACCACAGGGTATAAATCTTTTTACTATCCGAACTACTACAGAAAAACAAATGTACAAGGCATACGACTAAATAAAAATGTGCCTTTTGCATACAAGTAACTATTGACAAGATAAAATAGTTATGATATAAAGTTAGGGAGAGAAGAAATAATAAGCGTGAGAGCTTAAAGTATTCTCTCTCTATACACTAACTAACGAGGGGTAAGTATGATGAGTAAAATAAAAGAATGGGCAACTGATTTAGCAGAAGTTTATTTGGATGAGTTAGCTACTGAAATTGATAGTGATAAAATTACTATACAAGAGGGACTAGACCAAGCGTTAAAGTCTAATGTAAATTTTGGATTGCTTGGTTTTAATAACGAGGATAAAAATATTTTGGAAGATGAGCTAACAGAATATTTTGAAAGTTACTGGGAGCGATAATATGATAGTAAAAAAACTACTAGAAATACAATCAACTATTGAGGGTAGAGGAATACCTTTTGATATGGATGATGAAGAACTAAATCAACATTACTCAGAGAGTAAAGGTGTGTTTATAAATATATTAGATATGGACTTGATACATTTAGTTAGGTCTTATTCAAAATGTTTAGGTCACATAAACACAACTGATAAAGAAATAATTCGAGAAGGTCTTGACAAAATATTAAAACAAGTATATAAAACTAGAGAGGTATTAGATGATTGAACCAGATATAAAAGCATATAGAGAAGATGTTGGAGAATATTATGACCACCATTTTAGTGAAGAAGAAATGGAAGTTATATATGAAATCATTCGAGGTAACGTACCAGTCGAAGCTATGCGTGAGGACTTAGAAAAATTCTTTGATGACCCAGACATACCTTTGACATCATTCTTTGATGTGTCTACTGATGAAGGTATGCTTGATAGATTAGAATACGATTGCGGTTATGTTGGAGGGGTAGGTACAAGAAGTGTTTACTTACCTAATTAATTATGTTAGAAACTAAATTAATACAATGTAAAATGAAGTTAGATAAACTAGCTGTGCGTGAACCGATGAATGGTAAACAAATGTATACTCGTATGTTATGGGAACGAGTAAGAAACATATTGATAAGGAGATATAATAGATATGAATAACAAAACATACTGTGCGTGTACTATTGATATTCACAATGGTAAAACATATTGGAATGTGCCAAAAGATAATTACTATGATATGATTACACATCTAAGGCGATACGTTCATAGAGATTGTCATGTAATTGTTTACACACTTGAAGGTGCAAAGCCAATGAAATTTCACGAACACATATCAAACTTTAAAACAGATAAGGAGAAAATAGTAAATGCTTGACGCAACAAAATATATAAATAGATTACGAGTAGTTATTAAAGGTGCAGATGAATTACAGTATCACAAAGACTGGGAAAAATTTGATTACTTGTATCATCGGGTTAGTAGTATCGTAAAAGATTATGATGAAGACTTTGACAATGCTATGGAAGACATGGAGAAACAAGAAATGCTTAACATGAAACGAGACAATCCATGTAAGGAGGGAACAGACTAATGAATATATTTTTTTTAGATGAGTGTCCAACTAAAGCTGCTGAATATATGTGTGACAAACATATACCTAAGATGTTATTAGAAACTTGTCAAATGTTATCGACTGCTATTCAAAAGTATACAGGTGTAAATAAATATTTATATAAACCTGCATATGAAAAACATCCAATGACTATTTGGGTAGGTAACACACGCAACAATTTTTCTTGGGCGTTGGAACACGCATTTAAAATAGAACAAGAATATGAAATGCGATTTAAAAAAGTACATAAGTCTGGAAGAATACTTTCTCAAATACATTTCCATGGATTACATCATAGTATTCCAAGAGTAATGCATGAGGATTACATTACTGAACCACCTCAATGTATGCCCGATGAATACAAAGATAAAAATTATGTAACAGGTTATAGGAACTATTACATAGGTGCTAAAAAATATTTTGCTAAATGG